GCTTAAGCGAAGTGGTTCTGACGCTAGACAGCGAATTATATCGCAGGAGATTCTATTTCTCTTCCAAGCTGCCTTGCCCTGTGTGCTCGCGGGATATGTATGAGGTTAAGCAATGACTGATAGTGTTAGACATTTACAGAAGTGGGAAGACACGATGACTCGGTATATCGGAAATATGGAGTTCAACGTCTATGCTGCGGAACAACATTGCCCGCGATCTTCAGATGTTCAGTTACGACACTTCTATTCTAGTTCGTTTGAATTACAGTGCACGCTGTTGGACGTTCCTCACGAATGTCCAATGAGAGATTACAACGCTTTCTGCAAGTTGCCGAAGTACCGAAGGCTTGTAGGCGATCATGTGAAGCAGGATGATGTGGTGCCCCATGACTGACACCCAGCGCCAGCTCCCGCAGTGCACCGCGCCGTGCTTCCCCGTCGATTGCCCCGACTGCCCATTTGGTGCGATGGATATGACGCTGGAGGATATACAGGAGAAGTGGCTGGGAGGGATACGGGATGAGTGACGACGACGAAATAACCAAAATCGCTGGCAAGATTCTACAGCAATATCGTAGAGGACGGAAAGCTTACAAAGCCGGCAAACGTGTCAGAAAGAATGCAGGTAAATACTGGAAGATTGGATATAACGATGCGAGATGGAGTTGACCATGCCAGAAGAAACCAGATACCAATGTTTAATGTGCTGCACCCAGGGATTCACTGAAAAGGAATGCCCCGAATGTCACAGTGTTAAAGTTGTGAAGATGTGCGTTGAAGATCACTTATGCACTTGCCAGTCAGAACTCCACGAAGGAATACGGTACTGCCCAACCTGCGGTGCTCTGACCTGTCCCTGCGGGTGCCATGACGTTGTGGGCATCTCTCGGGTTACCGGATACCTTCAGGATGTTGGCGGGTGGAACGAAGGTAAGAAGCAGGAGTTAAAAGACCGTAAGCGGTATGCGGTTGGGGATGCGGTGTGACAGCCCGTAAATGCCCACACTGCGGAAAGATGAATCTGCGAATAACCAACGTTATGTGCAGCACCGAAACAGTTCACTGGCACGACAACGCCTGTGGTTACCGTGAGATTACTGGATATGCTCCGGACTATCGCGTGCTGAAAACTATCCCTCCAGTCCCTCCGATGACACAAGGGACGCGAAAGATACCAGCATCGCAAATAAATCTTTGCGGTATCTTATGACTCGCCATGATCAGGACAACTGGTCCCGACACTTTGCCAGGATCGTGAGGGTGACGCGGGCTTTAATTAAAGCAAAGGAAAACAAAAATGGTAGCACCAGACAAACTTAAAACCGGAATGACTTATTACAAAGGCAAGATGGTATCCAGGGAAACCATTCAAAGAGACCCGATACCAAACAAGTGGGTAAGACTTGGCATCAAAAAGCAATAGACGCTTTCTTTTAGGATCTACACACAATTGCCCGAAACTTTCTTTTTTATTGTACCAACAAACGTGGCGGGGGTTTTGTGAGCATTATAGATTGATTGAACAGGCCAATCTTTTGTGGTTCCATCCAATAGAGAAAACTCACATATTATACATAGTGTAGTAAATTAACTAAATTAACATAATTCACATACCCTATCTATTTCAACGTCGTAGATACGACGTTAAAAGATTGGGTATGTGAGTGCTGGGAGGTATGTGAAAGAAGAACACTTTGTGAGCTTTGTGCATTTACTTGTTTAAAAGTATTTAACTATTGTTTAATTATAACCATTGTTGGTTTATCATTTCCATCTTTTGTAACACAGTGACATTTTATTTCACCAGACTCTACCATTGTTGCAAGAGCAGAATCCATATCCTTTTTTCCAAGATGGGTCTGTCTGAGTAGTTTGGTTCGTTCAGCAACTCCCCCATAATGGTTCAATGCTTTCATAACCATTATCTGGTGGTTCTTTGCATCTACATTATTACACATTTCATATACGTACATTGTACGTGGTACTAAGTACTGTTCAACAATCTTGATTGCCAGTTTTGCGTGCTTGTCAGGAATCTTCGTAACTACAGGGAACGAAAGAGATCCCAACAATTGTTTCTGAAACGGTTTGTCGAACATTGTAAGGATGGCCGCAATTTTGTAAGCGTGAATGAATCCCCTGGATACAGCAGTTCGATACGCTTCATCTTCTTTACCGAGTTTATTTTCAGTAACTTTTATTTTCCAGTCTTCGATAATGTCACATACTCCAAACACGATGCTATCGTTTTGGAGTCCGGATAAAGATTCTCGAAGGTGTTTGATTTCATTTTTGATACCAGCAATAATTTGTTTGTCATCTTCGCTGGTATCGTTGTTCTTTCTAGGTTGTCCACCCTGACCATAGAACCACATCATACGCGGGAAGAACCCGGACGAGAACAGCCGTGAGCTTGCAATCTGTTCAATGTCTTTAGTCGTGGTGTTAAACAACAGAGATACAAACGGAGATGGACAGGACCATTTATATTGCCCACCATCTTTACTGCGTTTTGATAATGTTCGTTCCACAACGCTCCCATCGTAAATAGAACACATGGTTCCAAGAACGTGTGCGTTCCATGTGGTAGCATCCTCAAAGAACCCGGCACAGTCATCGTAAAACCACAACGAATTATAAGTGTCGTGCAATCCCTGAATAAGCGCCGCTTCGCTTATTGTTCCTCGTAGAATGTTTGTAGAGTAACATTTTGCTATTGGTTCTTCAAAGGTAATAGCAGAACCAAAGTTATCTATTGCCATATTGCAGGCAACCGATTTCCCGCTGATGGTAGTCTGCCCGACAACCATTGCAAACACATTTGGATAGATACTTGTCATACCAACACGGATTACAATTTTTCTTCCTATAGCCATTGATGCAACAGAAAGCAACGAAGCAAAATGAAACTCTTCGAGAGAGTATGATACCCGCTTTCCAAAGTCAACATAATCTTTGAATAATCCAGGATCGAGTTTTGGAAAGGATGGTAGCAAACACCTGTCTCTTGCTGATTCAATTTCTTTCTTTATTGAATCTTCTGGTTTAGGTTTAAATGAATCAAGCAGGGTTTTTGCTATTTCATTCCCGTGCTTTATTTCTTTGTCTGCCCTTGTTTCAATCTTAAGTAATTTTGCTGCTTCTCGCAATGCAACGTTGATATCATCATTGCATTCAAATGTACAGAACAAATCAAAAGCATCGTGGCTGTGTTCAGTATCAAACAGTTCAGAACCATGATGGGAGAACACACGATTTTCAGATGGGAATATAATCACACCTGGTAGTCCGGTCTTACTTGTGGGTGACAAATATCTTTCTCGCGAAACACGTTTGTATCCATGACGTTCAAGTATCGTTTCGACTTTGTATGTTTGGTTGAACTTTCCTATAATATCTTCTTCAGAAGATACTTTTCTTGGTGCTCGTATTGTTTTAACCGAAACTTTCTTTTCAGCCCACGGGCAGGCATTCATTAGTTCTGGACCGAACTTATCCCATTCAATCCACATAGATAACAACTGGGTTGGTAATGCTGGTAAATCTCCAGATGGATCTTCTGTCCATTCATAAGGCTTTTTTGTGTCTGGGTGTATAGACGGGGGAAGGACATCTTGAATCATACCAGCACGGAATTCAAGCACCGTATGTTTGTTTTTTTTGTCGTCTTTGTCAGGCCACTGAAGTTTATGGTGTTTTAATCCAGCATTTAATGGAGCTTTGAATATTGCTTTATCATGCTCTGGCTTTCCACGAAGACGAGGGCACCCTTTTAAAATATCTTCGTAATCAAGACCAAACGTTTCAAACAGCAGTTTGGTTTCTTCTACATTATCGATATCAAGAACAACGATCCCAGATGGTTCTAATAGAACCCCCATATTATCATTCGGATGAGATGCCCAATAGTCGGGCGTTGCGGTGCGTTCTATTGTATTCCAACCCGGTGCCGTTGGTCCTTTGGTTCCAGCAGGTATAGGAACCAAATACCATTTGAGCGTATTGGAATAATATTGCGCTGCATCATACATCGATGACATTTATTACACCTCTTGCCAAACAAGCGTGTTGATTGCTTTTGAAATATCGAATTGGTTTTTCTTTCTGCTGTTGCACGATTTACATAATGCTTGTGTATTTCCATATGTGAGGTTCCCACCTTTTGAATATGGTAATATATGATCTTTTACTGGTGGTAGATCGTTTGAAAATTCCTGTCCACATATAGCACACTTGTTATTTTGCATGGTTAGAATTTTGTTCCATTGTCTTTCAGTGAGTGTTGGGATTGATCTGTTTCTTTTATGTATCCATTTAAAAAGACCATTGCTGTGATATTTGTTTTTGTTCGTTAAGAGATACTTATAGAAACAATCGGTACATACTTTTTCATTAACGTGTCTATCACCAAATGTAATTTGAAACTCGGTTTTTAATAGATGACAAGCAGGGCATCTCTGTTCTTGAATAGGGTGTTGCAATTCGTGTGTAAACATAATTCACCTTCTATTGTTATGTTACTGGTTTTTGTCTTCTATATAGTCAGAGAGCCGTACAACCGAGTCATAACTTACATTACCGGCACACCCCTTGGCGATTCTCCATACTGTGATATATCCAACCCCGCTTCGTTTTGAAACCTCCTTTAATTTTCTATCTTGGAGAACCGTGCGTATTTCTTCTAACGTGAGCATACCTTTGTGTTTGTTTCTTTACAATATAAAGTTTCCCAAATGAAAAAATCGTTATCACAATAGAAATAAATACTATTGGTTCAAACATATATTCAAGGTAAAGCGGTAACGCCTAACCTATCAATCTACCAAACGAACGAAAGGAGAAAAAATGGCTATCGATCTTAACAGCATTTCAAAGAATGTTGCCAAGCCACCCCGCATTGCACTCTATGGTCCTCCGGGTATTGGAAAGACCACGTTTGCTGCTGGTGCTCCAGAACCAATCTTCATTCTTACAGAAGATGGTCTGGGTGATTTGGAAGTATCGCATTTTCCGGTGTGCACATCATTTGAGGAAGTACTTGAATGTCTTGCAACACTTGGAAAAGAAGAACATGGATTCAAGACGGTTGTTATTGACAGCCTTGATGCTCTTGAACTCATGGTGTGGGCTGCTACCTGCAAGCGGCTTGGTGTTCCTTCTATTGAAACCCCTGGATACGGGAAAGGATACATCGAAGCACAGAATGAATGGCGTACCCTCTTTGCATATATCACAGCACTCCGCGACGAGAAAGGACTTACATCTATCCTGATTGCTCACAGTGCATATACACACGTTGAAGACCCAGAACACCCAGCGTATGATACTAACGCATTGAAACTTAACAAGCGTGCTGCTGCAATGACTACAGAGTATTGTGACGTGGTTGGGTTTGCTTCGCTAAAAATGTTCACCAAGATTGATGAAACCGCATCAAAAGAGAAGCGTGCTCGCGCTATCGCTACATCAGACCGAGTACTTCGCTTATCTGTATCTCCATCATACACAGCAAAGAACCGGTACCATATGCCAGAGATCATCCCTCTCTCGTGGGAAGAATTCGAGAAGTGTTTACCAAAAGGAGGTAACTAAAAATGGCAGAGCTTAACTTTAATGCAGAAGAGTACGAACCAATGGGCAGCTTTGAACCGCTGCCTGTTGGAGAATATACAGTTGTAATCGAGTCCAGCGAAAAGAAACCAGCCAGCACAGGCAAGGGAGAATATCTTCAGCTTGTTTACAATGTAGTCGATGGTGAATACCAAGGAAGGAAACTCTTTGATCGGCTCAACATTGTAAATGAAAGCGAGCAGGCACAGACAATTGCCAGGCGTGCCCTCTCTTCAATCTGCCGTGCAATCGGGATTATGAATCCCAAGAACAGCGAAGAACTCCACGACAAACCCTTTGTTGTCAAGGTAGGCATTCGCCCGGCAAAAGGAGAGTATGGTCCTTCAAACAAGATTACAGAATATGCATCCATGAATGGATCGTTGCCCCCAACTCCAGAAAAGAAAACAGAAAAGAAACCGGAAGGAACAACACCGGCTGCTGCAAGCACAAAGAAGAAGATGCCGTGGCAGAAGAAATAAACATTTTTCGAGGTAACTAAAAATGGCAGAGCTTCCAGACTTAACATTACCAACAATAGAAAAAATTTATCAGTCATATGTTGAACACCAAGGAGATTGGCGCAGAAACCATCTTGGAGCATCACTTATCGGAAGAGGTTGCGAGCGTGCTCTTTGGTACACTTTCCGATGGGCAACAAGACCAAACATTGATGGCAGGTTGTTACGTCTTTTTGAGACTGGTAACCAGCAGGAATCTCGTATCGTAAAGAATCTCCGTGATATTGGAGTTGAAGTTTATGATCTTGATCCTGAAACTGGAAAGCAAATCCACTATGAAATGTATGGTGGTCATTATGCTGGAAGCCTTGATGGAATTGCCAGTGGATTTATAGAATCAAAACAATGGCACGTTGTAGAATTCAAGACGGCAAATACCAAAACATTCAACGCTTTAAAAAAGGCAGGAGTAGAACGAACCAAGTTTGAACACTACTGCCAGATGCAACAGTATATGAAATGGGCAGAACTTGAACGGGCATATTATTTCTGTGTATGCAAAGACACCGATGACATTTATGGAGAGCGCGTGACATTTGACAAAGATATTGTCAAGATATTAGAGATGAAAGCAGAGCGTATTATCTTTTCCGATAATCCAACGTTCAAGATATGTGACGACCCAAACGATTTCAGATGTAAGTTTTGTGATCATTCTGCTATATGCCACGGAACAAAACTTCCAGAAGTAAGTTGCCGAACCTGTGCATTTGCTAACCCAGAACAAAATGGGACTTGGATATGCACCAAAGATAATCATCTTCTATGTGGGGATGAGCAGCGGGCTGTAAAGGATTGTCACATCTTCATACCGGAACTTGTCAAACTGGAACAGACCGATTCCGATCCAGATAAAGGAACGATAAGTTATGGTGATATTGTAAACGGACCTGGAGCAATTCTTTCTACTGATCTGCAAGCAGTTATTGATAAGATGGCATCTGGTGAAATTGAGATATGAATAGTAATAAAGAATATAAATTTACAAAAGAACACCGCGATAGAATTAGTGCAGCTTTAAAAAACAAACCAAAATCCGAAGAACAAAAAATACGGTTACAAACTTTAAATATTGGTAGAACACCGTGGAATAAAGGATTAAAAGAAATATATTCAGAAGAAACAAAAATTTTAATGGGTATTGATAAAATTGGAAAACACCCAACTTTTGATACAATACAAAAGATGAAAACAAGCAGACAAAAATTTTTAGAAATCCCAGATAACAGAAAGATGTGTTCAAATAAAAAAGAAAATCACCCAAATTGGAAAGGAGGAATAACACCGTTACATAAACAAATTCAAATGTGTAGAGAAATGGAAAATTGGAGAATTGCAATATTTGAACGAGACAATTACAAAGATTGGTTTTCTGGTTGCAATGTTAACGGAAATGGAGAAGTTCATCATATAAAATCTAGAAGAAAAATAATAAAAGAAAATAGGATAACAACAATTGAACAGGCATTAAATTGTTCTGATTTGTGGGATATTAATAATGGAATAACAATGTTAAAAACATCTCATTCGGCATATCATTCAATGTGGGGAAATTAAATGTTTGCACTTAGAGATTATCAAGAAGAAGCTCTAACTAAACTTTTTGAATATTGGGAACACGAAAAAGGAAAAGCGCCAATTATTGCCGCCCCTACTGGAAGTGGAAAAAGCGCTATCATCGGAGAATTTTGTCGCAGGGTTTGTACCGAAACACCATCTGTTAAAATAATGGTTCTGGCACACGTAAGAGAATTGCTAACTCAAAATGAAAAAGAACTTCGTGCAATCTGGCCGGACGCAAGCACCGGAATTTATTCGGCAGGGCTTGGAAAGAAACAGACAATGGCACAGATTACTTTTGCCGGGATTCAATCGGTATATTCTCACGTTTATGATTTTGGGAAGGTTGATATTGTTATTGTTGATGAATGCCATCTTATTCCGCGTGATGCAGACACACGATATGGAAAGTTCTTTAAAGACATGAAAATAGCAAACCCAGATGTAGTTATATTTGGATTGTCTGCTTCACCTTATAGATTGGATTCTGGAATGTTACACGAAGGTAAGAATGCGTTGTTTGATGGGATTGCATATTCTGTTGATATTAAAAAACTAATCAATGATGGATATCTTGTTAATGTCATATCAAAGGGAGGGATAAAAAAAATTGATTTGGCGGGTGTAAAAATTCAGGCTGGGGATTATGCGCCAGGAGAACTGGCGCATGCCGCCGATTCTCCGGAATTGATAAAGGCCGCTGTTAATGAAATTGTAGAATGTGGGAATGATAGAAAAGCGTGGCTCGTTTTTTGCAGTGGTGTTGAACACGCAGAGCACGTAGCCAACGCGGTTAAGCAGCACGGTATAGACTGCGAGGTGATAACCGGAGATACCCAAAAAGAAAAACGAGATGACGTTATATCGAAATTCAAGAATGGTAAACTTCGGTCTATCGCAAATGTTGGCGTTATGACAACTGGAATAAACATACCGCGCTGTGATCTGATTGCTCTCCTTACTTCTACGCGGTCCACTGGAAAATACATCCAGATGGTTGGGAGATCCATGCGTCCATATCCAGAAAAAGAAAATGCACTACTTCTTGACTATGGGGGAAACGTTGTTGAACATGGTCCAATAGATGCTGTCGATCCAGTAAAAAGAAAGACAGTGTTTGGCGATCCTATAAAAGCATCTCCACTTAAAGAGTGCCCGTCCTGTCATTTAATTGTTCATTCTCGTGTTACAGTGTGTGCCTGCGGATATCAATTTCCGGTTGTTGCGCCACACGGAACAGAAGCCTATGATGGAGCTGTAATGTCGAGTCAAGTAAAACCAGAGATTATACCCATTGCTGGGATCTGGGTTGGACGACACAAGAAACCAGGAAGACCAGATAGTGTAAAAATAACTTTCTATACTGCATTGGATATGGAATATTATATGTGGGTGGGTCTTGACCATGATGGATATTACAAAGAGAAATCGTTGGCCGTTGTTAAACGGTTTGGGGGCAAAGCAAAGACTGTAGATGAAGCATTAAAGGAAAGCGAATATTGGAGAAAGCCCGTTGCCATAGCTGTAAAACCAAGAGGACGGTTCTTTGATATTGTCGGTATAATTTTTGATGATACAAAGAAACAAGACAAACCAAGCGAACAGAAGGAATTAGCATGTTAAAAGTTTCAACCGAGCATATGGAACAGATGGGGTTTGTAATATGGTTCCGTCAGAAGTTTCCAGAGACATTAATTTTTGCTATACCTAACGGTGAATACCGGGCAATGACTACAGCAAAGAAATTGCGTGCCGAAGGTGTAGTTCCAGGTGTTCCAGATTTGTGCGTCCCTGAATGGTCTTTGTGGATAGAGATGAAAAGAAAAGAAGGCGGGTCCATTTCAGAAGATCAAACCCGAATCCACAAGTACCTTGAAGGCATCGGCCACAAGGTGATTGTAGGTTATGGTGCTGAAGATGCCAGCAGGAAATTACTACGGTTTAGAAACCTTTAACATCTATGGAATCAATAGAAGATTATGGAAAAGGATCTCTACAAAGTTAGAACCGCATCGCATAATGAGAATGTGATACACGTTCCCAAAACTTCTAATGGGTGGTTCCAGCTTGAAGTAAAGAAAGATGGAACGCTAGTGTTTAAGCCAGTGGTATTATGATCCACCTTATCGCGGAGGCGCGGGTATGAGCGAAGCGATGCCATATGATCCCAACTGCCAGTATTGCACAAAGAAACCAGAGTTTGCCAGCGCAGCACGAGGAAGCAAATTGATGGAGTTACACATCTGTAAAAACAAAAGGTGCGTCTGGGTATTTTGCGAGACGGCGTTTCGTTTAAAGCAATGCCCAGAACAAGAGGTGTTATCAGTATGAAAGACCAGTCAATCAGGAAACTCACGTTGAAGGAATGCCGACTCTTATCAGAAGTAATGGGTTTTGGAGGCGATAGTCTGGATGACTACGAGGGAAGGTATACAAAGATTAAACTCATCTCACCAAAACGGATTGACTCATGGGACGGCATCTGCGTTCACATGAATGAGAACAAAGGAAAGAGGAAGTGATTGGATGGTCCTCTTCGAGCGCTACCGCAAGGTGCAGGTATGAAAAAGTATTGCCTTGGATTACCAGAGCGTTCAGCCACAAACCAGCAGAACCCAGAACTTCGCGGATGGTGTGACGAGTGCGATTACTTCATTGAATGCCAAGAAGCAAACAAGAATCCACCAAGTATTCTCACGTTGCCAATGAAGAAACGGTACTACGACGCAATCCTTGCAGGAACCAAGAAAGAAGAGATGCGTATCGCCAATGATTATTGGATATCGAGAGTTAAAGGAAAACATTTTGACGTGCTTGAATTCAGACTTGGTTATCCAGAACGCGGTGATCTGAAACGCCATGCTTGGTTCCGTTGCAAAGGGATTACATTCACCAACTCTGCGTGGCTCAACGAGCAGGAACTATATTCAGGTGCTACTATTGTGATAGCGATTGGTGAAAGGCTAGACTATCCGTATCAGGTGATGGAGAAATGACATCGATGCAGAAAAACATAGTGCATGACCAGTGCGGGTATGATGTTTACGGAGTCTGCACTTGCGATGAAATGAACTGTGCTGGTAACGATTGTATTTATCCCAATGATATCAAGCAGTGCCCGGTGCATAACGACGCGCCCGCAGGGGGTGGGCGGGGATGAGCAAACTAACAGAGCGTGAACGCGAGGGCTTTGAGAAAATACTTGCTGAAGATTTGAAAGCAATCAATGCTAAGTTCATGAACCAGATAAAGGACTTCTGGGGAATTGCCCGTGTTGAAGTTTTAAAAACAAAGGGATGGGACAAACTCATCCGAGAAAAGGCAGACCTAGAAACGCAGAAGAAAGAGGTAATAAATCGCATTCACGAGATTGAGGAAATCCTGAACAGCGAGCATATCACAGCAGAACAAGCGGTTGAACTTGGGGGAAAAGCAAATGATAGAGGGCGCGTCGAAGGTGCAAATTTCTATGGCATACCAGTAACCTCTCAGTTTGAGTACGAGATTGTAGAGTTCATCCGAAGTAATATCAACATCGAAATTCCTGCTAAAATTCTACGAGATGTTTGCGAATCTTCAATACGAGCGCTCACAATGGCTGGCACGTTTGAGGAGGCTAGAGAGTCTTACAACAAATTCTATTCGCTGGATTTCAGAAAGTATGGTGTTGATATTCCACCACGGCTTGATGAACTCTGCAATGATAAGAAGAGACTGGAGCTAGCGCATCAGTCTTTGAATCAGGTTGGAGAAAGAAAGAACATTCCAGAAATAAAGCAACTGGAATCTGCAAGAGACGCGACGGGGTATATTCAATGACCCCCACACCCCCCAGCCAGCGGTGTGAGCACAGCGAGGGGTGAGAGATGAGCGCGAGTACATACCGGCGCAAAGACTGCTATCACTGTGGAACACTCTCCTGTGGATACCAGATGATAGACGGAACTGGCGCAACAACAAAGGACGCGGTTGAACACAGAAAAGAAATCCACAACGGTAAAAGGTGTGAGAGGTGGACAGAAGAATGACCGATTGGGCTAACATGACTGATAAAGAGTTTGAGGAAGTTGAACGCCAAGCAAACAAAGACCTGCGAGAATTCAAGCGCAAGATGAAAGAGAAGTTCCCGAACCTCTACAAAGCAATCAAGCAGCACGAGAAAGAGAACGACGAGAAAGACGTGTTGATGGTTGATTTGTTCTCGTCGAAGTTTGCAAGCGAGGTAGAATAAGATGACGGAGAAGCAGCAGCACGAATTGCGGTGCGAGACTTGCGATTACTTTGAGCAGAGTAGCCAATGGTGCGCCGTGCTGAAAGAACGTGTGTGCAACCTGGAGATGACGCTGATCGAGCGCGTGGGTTGTGGCTCACATCCGGATGCGGTTACGCCAATCCCAACACTGGCCGCATACTACTCCGCGCTCTCAAAAGAAAAAGGCGAGTCTGTGAATGTTCTTGTCAATCGGGACTTGGCGGCGCTGCATCGGAAGCGGGTGGCGAGGGAAGAGAAGCGGGTGTGGAAGGAGATAGAGATGGAGCGGCTA